AAGCCACCAAAGAAGGGGTACTGATATGACGCAAGGATTGTATGCAAACATCCACGCCAAGCGTAAACGTATTAAGGAGGGTAGTGGTGAAAAGATGCGTAAGCCCGGAAGCACTGGAGCGCCTACAGCAAAGGCTTTTAGAAAAGCAGCTAAAACGACGGCAAAGAAGAAATGAAGAACGCGAAGCACTACACCAAGGCAGGGAAATTGTGGACAGGCGCAACTCACAAAATGCCTGACGGCTCTCTGCACACAGGGGCTAAACACACAGCAGCCTCAGAGAAGTTATATCACCAGAAAGGAAAAACAAATGCCCGGAACAACAAGACAAAGTGACGCCACCCTAGCGCGTATCAAAAAACTAAAAGAAGAACTGCGTGACCAGCAGATGCTCTTGAAGGCTGGCAAGGCATACCGTGAAGCCAGCATGATTGTACCAACCAAGAAGACCAAGAATGCCTCTCAAAAGCGGAAAAAGTAAGAAGGCAGTTGGTGAGAACATCAAGCGCCTGACTCGGGAGGGTAAACCTCCTAAGCAAGCGATTGCCATTGCGTTACAGAAGGCTGGTAAGGCTAAACCAAGGAAGAAAAATGGCTGATTCATTTACAGATTTTGTTCAGAACTTGTTTCCTAGTATGGGTCAGGTGCAGCAGCCAATGTTCACGAGTCCTTTTGTTGACCCGTCGGCATACCGTGCATCACCTGAAGTAGCAGCCTACTACGCTGACCCCTTCAGGAAGCAAAACGAGATGCAGCAAGCCTCCCTTGATGCTGCGTTGAAGAAGAAGCAAGCTGATGAGGCTGCACAGCGAGCGCAAGGAATGTTGTCAGGTAGCGATGCTGGTGGTATGGATATGGGTTTAAATCCCGCTGTTGAGGCTTTCTTGGCTAATGAAACACCTGCTGAACGTGGGGCACGTATGTCTGCTATCAACAGCATGTTAACGACCGCAGTTCCTGCCATGTTTGGTCTTCCTTCGCCAAGCATTGTGGGTGGTCTTTTTAATTTAGGCAAGCAAGCTGTGGCTAACACGTTTAACCTAAGCCAACAACCTGCCCCTGTTGTTAATATGAGTAGTCCCGGAGGTACAGCAGTAAGTGTTGGAGACTTGTCAGACCCAACAACAGCTTACTCAGGTGTTACTGATTTCAGCTACGATGGAGGAGGTGGCGGTGTTGGTAGCCCTGACGCTGGTTCAGTAAGCATTGGCGGTGTTGATGTTGGCTTCGGTGGAGGTTACGGTTAATGAAACACAGTGTAGGTAAAACAATCACCACCACCGGGTCTGACGTTGAGTTGTTCACTGTACCTGCCGGGTATGTGGCTGAGGTGGAGACGTTGTTTATTTCCAACACAGCAGGTAGCACAGCGGCTGTCAGTGTGTTTTGGGAGCACGGACATGACGCCACCCATCAGATTTACATTATCAATGGATACAGCTTAAATAGTAAAGATTATCTATTATTTAGTAGCGGCTCTATTGTGTTGAAGAGTGGGGACAGCATACAGGTGCAGACTAACACGTCGGGCATCTCCTACATTGCTACTTTTGACCTACGTAAAGAGTTTCCAATGTACACTTTTGATGGTGAATAGGGTTGACAAGATGCTAAAAATGTGCTACACTCCTAAAAATTAAGGAATAATAATGACGTATCTTGATTTAGTTAACAAAGTGCTGCTACGGCTCCGTGAACCCGAGGTGACCACGGTGCAGGGTAGTGGTACGTCTAACCAGTATGCCCGCCTAATCGGTGAGTTTATTAACGAGTCTAAGAGTCAGGTTGAGGCTGCTTGGGACTGGTCGGCTCTACGTTCTACCCTCACTGCCACCACCAGTAGTGGTGTGTTTAACTATGAGTTGCAGGGCAGCAGGAACAGCTTCAAGGTGCTGGATGTGTTGAATGATACCAGTGAGTTTGTTATGCAATACAAGGATGCTTCATGGTTTAACCAGCAGTTCTTGTTAACCACCCCTGAGACCGGCTCTCCCTACTATTACAACTTCAACGGTGTCAGTGCTGATGGCGACACTCAGGTTGACATCTACCCCATCCCTGATGGTGAGTATACGCTACGCTTTAACGTCACCCTGCGTAATGTCCCGTTGTCTGCCGATGCTGATGAGGTGGTTATCCCGACACGTCCCATCATCCTGTTTGCCACAGCAATGGCTATTGAGGAGAGGGGTGAGGATGGCGGACAACAAAGCGTTAACGCCTACGCCTCTGCGCGCAGTGCCCTATCAGATGAGATTGCACTAGACGCTGCACGGCATTCTGAAGATGTTGTTTGGTATCCAGTATGAAGCAACTAACCAACCTATCTCTTGTTACTCCCGGCTTCTTCGGGCTGAACACTCAGGAGAGTGGTGTTACTATTTCCCCCAACTTTGCCCAGCTCACTGACAACGTAGTGATTGATAAATATGGGCGTCTAGGTGCTCGTAAGGGTTGGCTGATGATGACCAACAGTGGCGACACCTCGTTGGGTGGCAACAGTGTTAAGTTCATGTTGGAGCATGTCAACGCTGACAACACCACAACCATCATCTCAGGTGGGAATAGTAAGGTGTGGACGGGCGGCATCAGTGCTACGTTGACGGACATCACCCCTGCTGCCTACACTGTTAGTGCTGACCGCTGGAAGGGCGCATCTCTGTATGACCATTCCCTGTTGGTTCAGGACGGACAAGAGCCACTGGTCTATTCTTCTGCTATTAGCCCTGTATGCCAACCCATCACCACCTATCGTAGTGCAGCAGCGCAAAACTTTGGCTCTTCTTACCCACGTGATGTGATTGCTGCTTGGGGTAGGTTTTGGACACATGATGGCGACACAGTATATTGGTCTACAGATATAGCTGACACAGCATTCCCTGCCTTCTATGGTGGTACCAGCGGGACGTTGAACATTGCTGCTGTGTTGCCTAACAATGCAGACACCATTGTGGCTCTAGCGGCGCATAACGATTTCTTAATTATTTTCTGTAAAAACAACATTGTCTTGTACAGTGGAGCAGCCAACCCTATTGGAACTGCCTTTCAGCTTAGTGATGTTATTGCTGGAGTGGGCTGTGTAGCTAGGGATAGTGTTCAACTGACTGGTAATGACCTTCTCTTCTTGTCAGACACGGGCATCCGCAGCTTAGGTAGAGTTATTCAAGAGAAAAGCCTACCTATGCGCGACCTGACTAAGAATGTTAGGGATGATTTGTTGAAAGACATAACAGAAGAAATAACAAACAGTGGGAATTTAGATGATGTTGTGTCTGTTTATTCAGAACTAAACGCCTTCTACCTGCTTAGTTTCCCGTCAACCTCTACTGTGTATGTGCTGGATATGCGTCAGCCGTTGGAGGATGGGTCTGCACGGGTTACCTTGTGGTTCAGTTATGAGGCTGATTCGTTCTGTCGCCGCCGTAACCGTGACCTGCTTATTGGTAAAACAAACGGGATTGGTAAGTATCAAGGGTATGACGATAACGGGTCTTCTTACCGTCTTCGCTACTTTTCTCACTACGTGGACTTCGGCAATCCTGCTGTTTTGAAGATGATGAAACAAATCAGCGCCACTGTACTTGGTGGGCAGAGCCAAGACTTTGTTATCAAGTGTGGTTTTGATTATGACTTGAACACTACTTCTTACGCCTTTGAAATACCATCTTACGGCAACGCTGCTGAGTTCGGTATTGCTGAATATGGGGCTAATGCTGCCACTCTTGCTGAATACACGTCAGGTGTTGTAATTGATAAGATTAAGAGTAGTGTGGGCGGTAGTGGTAATGTAGTTCAAATTGGTTTTGAGGCTGACGTAAACGGCTCAGAACTAAGTGTACAGAAATTTGATGTATTTGTTAAAACTGGAAGGATGTCGTAATGGCAAACTATACTAAGGCAACTGACTTTGCTGCTAAGGACGCACTAACGACAGGCGACCCAGCTAAGATTGTTAAGGGTAATGAGATTGATGCTGAGTTTAACGCTATTGCAACGGCTATCAACTCTAAGGCTAACACCAATAGTCCAACACTAACGGGCACACCTTTAGCCCCTACTGCTGCTACAGGAACCAACACCACGCAAATTGCAACCACTGCTTATGTGTTGGCTAATGGTGTTCCTAGCGGTGCTATTATGATGTGGTCAGGCACCATTGCCACCATCCCTAGTGGTTGGTACTTGTGTGATGGCACCAACGGCACCCCTAACCTAACCAACAAGTTTATCATTGGTGCTGACGCTGATGACGGCGGTGCTGCTAAGACATCTATCACTGGGAGTGCAACACAAACTGGTGGCTCTAAAGATGCCATTGTTGTATCTCATACCCATACTGGTTCAACAGACAACAATGGTGCTCACGTACACAATTATCAAACAAAAGCATTTAACTTTGCTGGGGTTGATACTTCCAAATCATATTCTGGAGATGGTTCATCTACTTACTCCTCGGCAGTAACTTTATCTGCTGGCTCACACAACCACGCTTTTACTACGAACAGCGAAGGTTCAAGCGGCACTAACGCTAACCTGTCGCCGTACTTTGCGTTGGCGTACATCATGAAGGCTTAAAGGAAAGAATTATGGAATTTTCACAACTTGTGCCAATCATAGGCGGTTTGTTAGGTGCTAGTGAAGCCTCTTCTGCTGCTGACAGGGCTGCTGCTGCAAACATTGAGGCTGCTAAGATTGCCGCAGATGCCGCTAAGTTTCGTCCTTACGCTATTCAAACGGGCTTTGGTACCTCCTACTTTGACCCCTCTAAGAGTCAGGCAGGGTATGAGATTGACCCTATGTTGGCTGCGTTTAGGGACAAGTTTTATGGCACTGGAGCACAGTTTTTAGACCAAATGCAGGTAGACCCGCAGGCGGCTGCACAGCAGTATTATGCACAGCAACAAGAACTGATGGCTCCACAGCGTCAGGCTGAAGATATTGCTCTGCGTCAACAACAACTACAAAGTGGGCGCATTGGGTTGGGCGTTAGTGGTCAGGCTTTAGGGGCTGGCACTCCCGGTGTTGTCAACCAAGGGCAGTATCAACGTGACCTAGCCCGTGCTCAGGCTGATGCACAACTTGCTGCACAAAGTCGTGAACGCGCCCAAGCAGACATTGACCGCCTCATTGCTCGTGGCACTGGTCTGTTCCAAACTGGTCTTGGTGTTGAAGAACAAGCACTTCGTCCCCTCACCATTGGTGCTGACATTGGCTCACGTCAGGCAGTCGCTGGTGGTCAACAAGCCAATGCCCTTCTACAAGGTGGTCTTGGGGCTGCTCAGGCTAACTTGGCTGGTGGCATTGGTGCTGCTAACGCGCTACTTGGTGGTGCTCAGGCATTTAGTGGGTTGTTTGCCCCTCAACGACGTACTGTTTAAGGAAGAAACATGGCTGACGGACTATTTTCATACAAAACTCCTGGGCAATTACAACAAGACTACCTCGGTGGGCTAATTCAACCTGTTGGTGGTGGTAACTTGTACAGTCAATTGGTACAAACCATGTCTAACGCTGGGCGCATGATGGGCTACGGTGCTGGACGTATGTTTGGTGGTCAAGTGCCCGGTGAAGCAAAGAACGCAGCAATCCAAAGTGTGTTTGAACAGGTTAAGGACATCCAAGACCCAACACAGCAATACACCGCTGCCTCTCAGTTGTTCTTGAAGGCTGGCTTCCCTGACCTTGCAGCGCAAGCACGTAAGACGGCACAGCAAGAGCAGCTAACTGGGCTTCAGTTGCGTAAAACAACAGCAGAAGTGAAAGAAATTGAAGGTAAACCTGAACGAGAAGCCGCTGCCGCCGCTACTGCTCTTACCTCAAGAACTAATATGCTTCGGCTTGCTGGCTTACCTCAAGAGGAAGCGTCTATTTACGCAGCAGACGAGCAACTAACACGAAACATTGTTAACGAAGCTTTAAAGCCTGAGAAACTCACTTTTAGAACTGTTGGTGATAAAGTTGTTGGTTTAGACGAAGCCGGTAACATTGTAAAAACAATTGGTGACGCGCCTAGTAAGCAAACTGTTAAAGTAGATGTTGTACTTGAGCCTGCTAAAACCACTGTAGACTTTTCTAAAAGATACGATTCTTTAGTTGAACCTGAAAGGAAGGCTCTTCAAAGCTCACAAGAAGCAAAAGCACTATTGAATGAGGCAACGGCGGCTAATAACGTATCTGCTTGGAACTCTGCAAGAACAGTTATAGCAAGAGCATTAGGAGATGGACGTCTTTCAAATGCAGATATTGAACGATTAGGCGGTTCTGCTGGTTTGTTCCGTGCTGTTCAAGACATTGTTAGTAAAGCATTTACAGGCGTTCCTTCTCTTGAGACACAAGCTCAACTGTACAGAGTTGCTAGGATTATTGAACTTGCTAAAATTCAGCAGATAAATACCATAACAGACAAAGCACGAAGAATACATGAGAAAAAATTCTCTTCAGATCCAGACGAATTAGATTTACTATTTCCTAGAGTAAACGTTCCGCTTACTTCTTTACCGCAAAACTAATAAGGAAAAGCATGGAAACAATTGACGTTGAATTGCGAAACGGTATAGTTGTACCTAATGTACCTGCTAATTCTTCACAGGCAGACGTAAAACGTATTGCCCTTGAGCGTGGGCTGGCAACAGAGTCAGACTTTGACCCTTCTATTCCACCTCCAAGTGGTTCCTTTGAGATGTCTCGTATGGGTCAGCCTCAGCAACCGCCTGAAGAAAAGAACATTTTGGAACGTGCTGCTGATTTTATTGTAAGCCCTACTGGGCAATCTACATTGATTGGCGCTGGTATTGCTGCTCCTGTGGCTGCTTTTGGTAGGGGTTTGACTGGTTTAGCTGGTTTGTATAGAGCAGGGCGTGGCGCTATTGCATCCCCTTCTGTTTTAGCCACCTTTGGTCGTTCAATGGTGCCTCAAACAGGAAAAGGTCTTGCTGGGGAAGCCGTTTTAGGTGGTCTTGGTGGTGCTGCCTCTTATGAAGTAGGACAAAGGGTTCCTGAAGGTTCTTTGGGAGGTGCTGCGCGTCCTATGGCAGAGATGGTTGCAGGAGCAGCAGTTACTCTCCCGGCAATTGCACTTAAAAACGCCACCACTCTTTGGTTCAGCCGAGGTGTGGGTCAGGAAGTTAAACAAGCTGGTATTGACATTGCTGATGACACAGGTGTGTTTCGTGCTGGTCGGATGATTGAGACGGCACAACAAGCCAATCCTAACTTAGTACCATCCATTCTTCGTGCTTCTGAAATAGAAAAGCGTACTGGTATCTCTTTACCTGTTTTAGCTGCCAGTGCAGGAGACACTACTATTTCTGCTTACGTTTTACGAGAGGCAGCTAACGTAGAAGACCCTGTGTTTGCCGCTAATTTGGCTGCTCAGTACAAAGCGGCAGAGGATGCGTTGAGGTTTGCCAAGAAGGGTCAAGCACCTACGATGGAAGAGGTGGACGCATTAGTTAAAAAGCGTTATGAAGAGGTGCAGACTAAGAACAATAAGGTTGTTAACATTGCTCGTTCTTTGAGTGAAGGACGCCGTGCAACAATCGAACGCCTAAACTTTGATATTCGCTCTGCCTCTGACCTGTCCAGCCAAGTTGCTGGTAAGGGTGATGTTGGTGCTCGGCTGTCTAATTTGATAGAAGCTAAAAGAGCCACGTTGATTAAAGAGTTTGAGCCTTTGTATGATGATGTTGTAAAAAACAACGAAGCCATTGGTATCTCTGTACCCAAAGATGCTGTTAGAGGTTTGACGACATTCATTAGGGGTGAGGCTCAGGAAGAGGTATTTAAGAAGTTTCCTTCTTTGTACTCTTCTGTGCAGCGTTTCTATGGTAGAAAATCTCCTGCTATAAACAAAGACGGGTCTGCCACGCTCAGTTCAATCCATAGCTTGAGCAAGGAAGTTAATAAGGCATTGCGTCAAACTAGAGATGCTGACCAGCGCAGGATGCTCAGTGCGCTTAAGGGCGAAGTGGATAGGGCAATAGACAACACCGATGCTGCTTTCTCTGTGCCCTACCGTGAAATCAACAAGGAATACGCTTCCCGTGTTGGTCTGCCTTTCAGTGAGCAAGGTGTTGTAGACATCAACCGTGCTAAGTTTGTTGAAAATGGTGTTGATTCACTAACAAAGAACGCCTCCTCATTAAACGATGCTATGGCTGTTGTTGGCGACAGTAAAGAAGGGCTGGAAATTGTTACAGATGCTTTCTTGTTTGATGTGAGTAGGAATAAAACCATTGTTAGGACAGTTGGTGATGGTTCTTTTGAAATAAATCCTACGGCGTTGTCCCGCTACATTGCAGACAACAAAGAGAAGATTGACCTAGTTCCCGGTCTGCGTGAGCGACTAGAAGGGTTGAAGACAAACGTGTCTGACATGACTAACCGACGCGCCTTCTTGTTGGAGCAGGAAAAAGCCGCACAGATTAAACAGACAGAGGACTACCTTGCTAAGGCTTACAATAAAACAGGTGGTCTAACTTCGATTGTAGCAAAGGCTTTGAATAACCAAGCAGAAGCTGATGTGCTGATTGAGACGGTACGTAAAGACCCAACAGCATTGAACGCTATCAAAGGTGCTTTGGTTGACGCTTTAACGTCACTGCCGGGTAAGAGAAGCGAAATACTTGAAGCAAACACAAACCTGTTGTCTTCTGTGTTTGGTAAAGAGGGGTTGGAAAACCTACGTGCTCTTACCGAAGCAAGTGAACGACTACGAGACTTCCCATTGGATTTAAAAGTGGACGTAAAACAGGCAGAGAAAAGCGCAATGGAAAAAGCAACTGGTGTCTCTTTCTCCACGGCTGCTGGTTATTTTAGGAACCAAGTTATCAGCGCACAACGGGCATTGATTAACATGTTCTCAATAGCTGCACAAAAAAGAATGTCAGACGCTCAACGTAGGGAACTGCGTAGAATGTTGTTAGATAAAGAAGCTATTGCTGATGCTGCTAAGTTAATGAAAGACTTAGAACTTAACAAAGGCGGTATAGGTCAGAAAGGCTTAAACTTGCTCGGTAAACTTGTTAGCAACTACAAGTACGCTATTTATGGCGGTGCTGCTGGTACTATAGCGGCAGAATCGGTAGAGGATAAACCCGCTGCCACGTTCGACCCTAATGACCCATTGTTACAAGGATGGGTAGGGGCTGTAGCGCCATAACTAAAAAGGGGACTATTAAGTCCCCTTCTTTTTAGTAAAACACTTCTTCGTCTACTTCACTGAACTCACCTATGTAGATGGCGAGTAGGGGGAGCCGAACAATGATGCCAACAAAACCACCAAGTGTTTTCTCCTCGTTCCCATTCTCGTCCTCTACACCGATGACGTGGATGATGTCCTCGTTGTGTTCAATGTCAAAGCCGAACCCATTGCGGAAGTGAAGAACTATTCTCATCGGATTGGACACGCGCCAGTTGCACACTCATCTTCATCCAGCCCAATGGTGGCTTCGTCAATCTGAGTGATTAGTGTTGTACGCGCCACAAGTGCTTCATACTCCTCCTTGCTGATTTCCTCCAGCGGGGCTTGCTTGAAGCCATGCTCAGAGTGGAGCAGGAAAGATAGGCTTTTGTGGTTGTTCTTGTAGTTCTTCTTGAGGTACTTCCGAATCTCGGGCAGTTCCTCCTTACGGTAGTAGATGGTACAAGAAACGCTGTTGTCCGACCAGTCCTTCTGTAGCTGCTTAACCACCTCAAGCTGGTCAATGGCGGTCATCTCAGCAGCCAGTCGCGTACCCTCGGGGAAGGCAAACGGGAATGACACAACCACGGTGCTGTGGTCTTCAGAGCCATCAAAATTCATCTGATACTCAACGTCATACCCATTCTGACGACAAACATCTACCAAGGCGTGGTTGGATGCAATGCGGATACGGCGAATCATGTGCTGACTGTACCCCGGATGGGCACCCGGTGTAACACCCGGCAACAACGACAACGTGCCACTGGGCTTAACAGTGGTGAGCTTCACCGACTTGTTAAACTCATGCTTGGCACTGTACCACTCGTCGTATGTCCGCAGTTTCTTGTACGCATCAGCCAACCAGCCCTTCTGTTCCTCAGAGGCTTGCAGGTAGCCAGTAACACCAATCCCCATACGCATGTTCTTGTGCACAATTGCTTCCGTCTCAGGCAGGTGACACGGCAGGTTCAGGCTGTGCTTGTTGACGCGATACAGCAGGGTGGCAATGTCTACAAACTCATCGAACGAGGTGACGTTGGGCAGGTAGATTTCTGCGAGGCAGCACGTCTCAAAGTTAGCAAGGCTTTGTTCTGCACACGGGTTGTAGCCCTGCACGTCCGGGTCGGGGTAGGCAGTCTCAGCCAGTCGCCCTTCCTTGCGTGACAGGCGCAGGTTGATAAGCCCATAAGGTTCACCCTTGCCCTCGTAGCCGTCCCAAAAGTACTCGTGTAAATCACCAATGTCATTACACACCACGCTGTTGTTGGACATAGCCCTCCATGATGGAATGTTGCCCATGTCCCAGCGTTTAGCCAACAAATACTCAACATCATCAGGGTCACCAATGGCAATCTGTGCTGAACGGCGTACATTGCCAGCCACCACAATGGAGCCAATGATGTTCATGATGTCTAGAGCATCCACCGGGCGTATTTTCTTACCCGCTCTCTTCGTGAGGACATCGCTGATTTGAGCAATCCCCTTGCAAAGGATTTCAGCCCCCGAAGCAGTGCCGCCAAAGCCCTTGATAGGAGTTCCTTGACCACGGATGTTAATTGTGCTGTAGGAGAAGCTGCCGGGTTTATCTGAAAGGAACGCGGCTTTAAGAGTTTTACCAAGTAGCTTAACCCAACCTTCACGGCTATCAGGCACGATAAAGTCAGCGTCGGCAGTATCAAGACGGA